CGCAACCATTTGTAAGTTAATGAGTGATATATGAATGCTAAGCCTACTGCCTACCCCATTCTGGGACACAAACACTCAATGGAGAGTAGGGGATTTGAACCCACGGACCGCACATAGGCGACCACCCGTCTAGCAAACGGGCGCATTCAACCTGACTCTGCCAACTCTCCGTGTCAGGGAAGGCTTACTGCCTTACCCTTAATTCTTGATACTACCATTCTAACAGATTATCGTTACAGTGCACATCAAGATTGTTTTGATTAACACATATTCTCAAGATATTCTCAAGATAGCTCAAGAAATTCCAAATTATTCCAAAATTACCTCCAGCTCTTCAATAGCAACCTTACGCATGCTGTAATACGAGCTCTTGCTAATTGCTAACTTATCGCAAATATCCTCTATATACGTTTTAGTAATATATGTCATTCTCAAGATTGCCCTATACTTTGGATTTTTAAGCCTGTTGATCATTCTACCTAATTCAAGTTTTCTGTTAATAACTTCCTTGGTATCCTGTTCTATAGCCTCTTTCATCACGACAAGCTGAGTATAGACATCATCAACTTTTCTAGTCTGTCCGCCTTGGACTTTGACGTCAGTCCACTTGGGACTTGAGAGCAAACCTGCCTCAAGCTCGTTGATTTCATCTATACGGCTTTGAATGTCCATGTCCAGATCCTGCAGCTCTTTCAAGAGCTCTTTAGCCTTGTTCACTCTCTATCTCCTTTTGTGGTATAATATTATTATTGAGATTTTAGCTGAGACAGAGAGTGTCTTGGCTTTTTTTTAATGCACAAATTCGTTGACCAGGTCGCGGATAAAGAACTTCCAATCAGATTCTCTAAAAGTCAAGAAACGATCCGCAGTAAAATTTCTAAGCCTTTTATAAAATAGTATCTTTAGTTGGATTGATTCACCAACAGTAAGGAGGACACCAGGGAAACGATATACCGAATGCACTCTATTCCCGTATCCAGAAATATCTAAATGTATTACCATTTCTGGATATGAATGTCCAACGTTAGCTTCGACTCCGAGCTCAACTTTGACCTCTTTCACAATTGGAACCTCGTTAAAAATTGGTCGTGCAGAAAATAATGGCGACGGAATTTCTTCCTTTTTTCTTTTCCCTAAATACGGATATTTTTTGGGTCTCATAATCTCACCTCGTCTCCAATCCTTAAAGATTCGTAGCTTGTTTGCGTGACTACGAAAATGCCATAATTTTTAATAGTGATTGTGTGCATGTCGCCAATTTTCTCCTTGTGAACAACCTTGCCTTTGATTTCTGCGCCTTGATTATCTGCTTTGTAGATTACAATAGGGCGCTTTTCTTCTAATTTCTTAATCTGGATACTCTGCCAGATGTTTAGTCCAGCAGAGACAAGGATACATACTGTTATGAATCGTTTCATGTTCACTCCCTGTAATAGTTATAAATTTCAATGGCTGGAATTGATTCATTATCAATAGCAGAAGTAATTATTAGCTCGTTTCCCACTTTTCTCTGAAATTCTAGCAACTCCTCTATCAAATTGATTTCGATAAAATGCCCCTCTGCACCGTTCGGGAATTCTCTTTGTATTCGACCTTTAGACGTCTTATGATTAACTCCTTTAGAAAGCCAATTGCCTTCCATCCAAGATAATCGCTTATCAAATTCTTCAAAGCTCGAAAAACCCCTAACTTCTACTTTTTTATATTTTTTAATTATGGCGTTAGGGATTTGATTTTCAACCCACCCGCTTGTGCTTGTTAGTAAAAATTCCATCACTCAACCTCCTCAATCTCAATCCCTGGGCAATCAAACACCCAGCCGAAGCCAGCTTTTTCTAGTTCTTTGAGAGTGAATTTTGTAGCTAGGCCACCCAGAGAGAAGAATAGTTTCTTATCTCCAGCATTATAATATAGCGGTTGTTTTGTCTCTTTCATCACTACTGTATACCGCTTCTCTTCCTCGACCTCGTAGCCATCAAGCCATGCACGGGCGAAAGTTTCTTGGTTGCTCGTATTTTTAATCCATAATATTAAATCGAAACTTTGGTTGTTTTCTTTCATAAAGTTTGGATTCATAGCAGTATATAGACTAGTTGTTAAATGTTCTTTACAAACCTCAATCCAATCTGCCACAAACTGCTGAACTTTGACTGGTTGCGGTTCGTCTAGTTGTTCTAAATCTTGTAAAAAGATTTGACGAGCTAGTTCTGCTCCTTCGGCATTCCATACTCCTTCAAGTCTTTTATACTTCTCAATCAATCGCTGCACTTTCATCTTCTAACTCCTCAACTTACCTTGTGGTTTTCCAGATTTCCAAATTCTTGGCCATGGTTTACAAAATATGAACCAATCAGTATTGCGTCAGCTTCATCGTCTTTGACGTTCAGGTCGAATTCATCAGACACCTTAGCAACTGCCTGCAGCTTCATCGATTTTTTGCTACGGTCTTTGTAACTAAACTTCCAGTACTTGCGCCAGGTCGACACGTTCACGAAGTACACATTGTCAGCAATCAATCGGCCAAGAATTATACCTGTCACAATTCCAATGCTGATCATAGACTGCTGATTTGGTCCCATGACCGAATTCTTCTCGACCGCAATCGACTCAAAATGGCAGTCGTACTTCTGGAGCGCTCTCGATTGAATCGCTCGCAATTCACTGGCCATGAACCGACCACGCTCAAAGAAAGACTTGCTTTTATGCTTTAAGACACCACTCTGGACAAGGTCAGATCCGTGAAATACGGCCCAACCTGTCGCAGTAGTTGAAATGTCTAACGATAATGTCAGAGAACTCATTGCAATTCTCCTTTGATTCCACAAAGGTCGAAGAGATTTCGCTTGTTGTTCTCGATGAACTCAAAGAATTTCTGAAGTTCGGCCAAGTGGCGTTTCTCCCTCTTGACTCCAAGGCTTGTATGATACTCTGTTGGCGTTTTCGGTGTTACCCTGATGTCTAGCCAATAGAGAGGCTCGAACACGTCGCCACTTGTAT